ACAGGTTGTGCTCGTAAACGAGGGCTGGTGGTTCCTCGTTACTTACATTCACATAGATCGCACCGCTCTTGGCCCGAAAGTATGGGTCGGGCAACGGAGGAAACTTCTGGGTCGGCTCTGCGTCATCTTCACCGTCGCCGTCGTCGAAGTCCTCTGCACGGGCAATCTCTGCGCCGAGCATGATGGGAGACTTGAACTTGCCACGGTTGGGGCACCCGTCACAACCACCGGGGTTCTCACGCTCGAAGGTAGCGCAGAAGTGGGGGCCGCCGATGTCGGCTGCTTTCTTCTCCGTCTCACCTTCTGTGTAATTGGGGTGATGCTGTGACATCTTGTGGATAGCCGTGTCACGGTCGATGCAGTGAGTTGCGATCGACAGAGCAGAGCGCCACAAGTTGTATTCGATGTCGGCTTGGTTCTCGTAGCAGTGCAGAAGTTGCTGGCACCCTTCGCCCTTAGCCGTCTTGAGCATGATCGTGCTGAACCGCTTGACGCGGTTTTCCAGCATCGACTCCATCAGCGGACTAAGTCGGCGCGGAATGAAGTCGTGATCTTCTTCGGGCTCGGGAGCGCTGAGCAGTTGCTTCCACCACTCGTAGTCGCGTACTTCGTATACAGCGTTGACAACCTGCACGGGCTGCGGGCTGTCGGGGTTCTTGAAGTTGAACGTGCCGGGTACACGCAGCACGCGGGAGGCTTCAAATACGGACGTATCAACAATCAGACCGTCGTTGACGGCGAGGTCACGCAAACTTCTGGCTAGTGCTTCCCACATGTTGCGGGGCACTGTCTCGGTCAGCACCCAGTAAAAGTGCAGGCCGTAACCCGAATCTACGATGATCGGCTTGGGGAGATTGAACTTCTTTACGAAGCTACGTACAGCGGACAAACCGGTAGGCTGGTCCACGTACCCTCTTATCTTGCCGTTTTTGTCGGGGGTCGCTTTCTCTTCACCGCAATCGATGTCCATCCACAAAGCGCGGAAGAACTTGGCGTTGCTGTGGCTTCGATGGGTGTCATCCCCATACTTGGCGCAGCCGAAGTACGAATCGAAGTTGTTTGCCACGCACCACTGCACGTGTTTGTCGAACTCTTCCCGGTCGTCAAAAAACTTCTGACTGATGTACTTCCCGTTCCCAAAGGAGCAGTACCTGCCCTCGGAGGGCAATACAGCATCCAGCAAATCAAAGTTGCTTGTCATGGCGTGAGGGAGGGAAGGAGCGAGGCCGAAGCCCCGCTACTCGGATTACTTAGTCAAGGACGCTACGTACGCTGTGACTGCCCGCAGCAGTTCAGGCTTTGGTTCATGTTTGCCGCCGAACCAGTTGTAGATGGTTTGACGAGACACACCGAACTTACTTGCCACCTCTGCTACGGGCACCCCACGGGCTATGCACGCACGACCTAACGCGACGCCGATCAACCGTTTATTGGCGCTTTTGTTCGCCGAAATGGTGTACTGGCTGTATCCGTGAGGCATTGTTTACCCTTCGTCGCTCCACGCCGACACTACGTCAGCGAGGCTCTTCTTGTTAGACGGCGGGGGGTCACCGTCGGCCTTCTTGCTCGCACGCTTGACCGGCTCCGGCTCTTCCGCCTTGGGCGCAGCCAGTGCGGGTTGCTTGGTCACACCGTCAGCTTGCGAGGGCGTCATGACGATAAGAGCTTTGGTCTGCTCTGCACCAGCCACCTTCTGCACCACTTCGAACTCGTTACGCTTGATGTAACGCGAAGCGTTGAACAGCAGTGATTGGTTGTCGTTGTCCTCGTTGAATGAGATGCGAGTTACGACGTAGTCGATGCTCTTGCCGTTGCTGCTGAGGTACTTGCTGTAGTTCTCGAAAGTCATGGAGTCGCCCACGCTATCGCCAAACAGCGACTTGGATGCAAGGTTTATCTGGTACACCTGACCTTCAAGGTTGGTGCCAAAGTCCTGCTCAAGCACCACTGCGATGCGACGGCTGTAACGGCAAGCCTTTGACTGACCCTGACCCGAACCTTTGACGTTCTGAGGGCAGTCGTTGCAGTTACTCGACTGCGGGTTAGTTGCCTTAGCGTCGGGGGTGTTACCGTCGTTGCTGAAGCAATCCGGGGCAGTCGGCTCGGCATCGGGGCTCCACGCCTTTGCGTAGAAGATACGGCCTACCTTCGGGGCAGCGTTGACTACGATGGCATTGAGATCGCCTTTGATCTTGCCCATATCTTCGCCGCCAACCACCAGCTTGAACGTGCCGTTCTTGGGTACGATCCGCTTGACGCCGGAGCGACCTGCGAGTTGCTTGGTGAGTTCGCTGACACCCGCGTTTTGCAGGAAATCGGGCAGGTCTTGGCTGAGTACGATGTTGCTCATTTCTAACTTTCCTTTGAACGTCTAACGACCACGGTGTATTCCCGCTCAACATTGAGCCCAGCGGGTTCGGTTTCTGGATTCTCTTCAAGAAACTGCTTCATGTGCGATTGATGAAGCCGCTTCTCAAGCAAGGAGAAAGCATCGTGTTCTTTGATGAACCGATACATTGAATCCCAATCATTCGTCCAGTACCGTGACTTGACTGAACGGATGATTGTCCCTGCGTTGGTCTTGATGCTGTTGGCGTCGATAGCCTTGCAAAGCTCAAGCATCTCTTGTTCGATGACAAGCATCTGCTGCTCAAGCTCAGCATCGTTGCGTTCGTACTCTTGCTTCAGCTTTGCTCGTGCATCCCTGATCTTGATGTAGGTCGCAGTAAGTTGCTCAAGCGGCACGCCGCTGATAGTCGGGGTCGACTGGTCTTGGACTTCGTCCACGGTGTAGCTCCTTCGTTATGCCGTCTATTATGCGGCGCACTTTGACTTTGTCAAGTGTCTTCTTCAAGTTCTTTTTTGTAGAGGCTTACGATCTCCGCGTGCGTCAGCATGTTGTTGCGGAGCAGAGAGTACATCCTGCCTTCAACCGGGTTGCCCTTGATGTGCACCACTGTCATGGCGTTCTTCTGGCCGGGGCGGTCGATGCGCGCGTTGGCTTGCAGGTACGTCTCTACACTGGTCACGGGAGCGTACCAAACGATCGTGTCGGCAGCGGTCAGGGTAAGTCCGTGGGAGGCAGCTTGCGGCTGAATAATCAGCACTTTCGGGCTGTGTTGCTCCTGAAACCGCTTGACGATTTCTGTACGCTTGTGTACGGGTACGTCCCCGTTGATGATGTCGCTGCTGATGCCGTGCTTGCTCAAGTACTTGTGTATCTGCTCGATCGTATGTGTAAACGGGACAAACACGAGTACTTTGTTGGCGGACTCGTCGATGACTTCTTTGGCTGCGGCTAGTCGACCACTTGCATCGAAGTCGAGCACTTCGCCCGTGTCCGTGTACACCGAGCCGCATGCGATCTGAAGCAGCTTGTTAAGTTGTACCGCAGCATTCACTGCCGTGATCTCTTCACCCGCCGCTTCGACCAGCATATCCTTGCGCAGCTTTTGGTAGTACTTCTTTTGCTGCGGCGTCATGGGCGCATCGCGGTCGGCAAAGGTTACTTCCGGTAGATCAAGGCACTGCCGCTTCTCGAACCTGATGGCCGGTTGTAGTACTTTATGCACGATGTCTTTGGCTTGCGGCTTGGGCGCCCACTTGTACATGGTCAGTGGGGTCATGACTTGGTCGCGGAACTGCGCAAAGAACGGGGGCAGTCCCTCGGGATTGACCAGCTTGGCCAGCCCGTACGCATCTAGCGGAGACTGCGCAGCGGGTGTGCCCGTCAACATCCACAGCCCTTTGACGTGCTTGAGGATGTCGCGCATTACCTTCCATCGATCCGTCTGCGCGTTCTTGTATGCAGAGGCTTCGTCGATGACGATAAGGTCGAAGCAGTTGTTGATGATCTCGGCCTTGCAGATGGACACGCCGTCGAAGTTGATGACGACGTACTCGGCATCGCCCGCAATGATCTCCTTGCGCTTGCTTGCACTTCCGTAGGCCACATCGACACGGCGGTGCACAGCGAACTTGAACAGGTCTTGCTGCCATGCAGAATGCATGATCGACAGTGGGCACACCACTAACACCCGGCGCAGCAGGCCCATCTTCATCAGGTAATCGGTCGCCCAGATTACCGATGCTGTCTTACCCGTACCCTGCTCGTTGAAACAGAACGCTTTGCGATGCCCAGCTAGAAACGAAGCCGTCTCCTTTTGGTGCTGGAACGGTGCAATGTTGTGCGGAGCAGGCCACTCGTATCCGGGGAGGAAGTCTTTGTGATCCATTAGTTACTTCTGTTCCTGATGGCGTCGGCGATACGCTCGCGCTCTGCCCGTCATGCGTTCTTTTTCTTTTGTTCGTCACGAAGCTTTTGAGAAAAAGCCTCCCACCGCTGCGCCAACAAGTCATCACGGGCGTTAGCGGCTTCCGTATACAGCACGCTTAGTCTGACTAAACCGTGCCGCAACTCTTCGTTTTCCTGATTAACTCGGCGCAGTTCTTCAGCGAATGCAGCAAGCGTCTGCACATCAACAGGGACAGCGGCTCCGGGCTGTAGCCACTCGGACTTGAAAGGTGTGTTCATTTCAAAAACTCCACGATGGTCTCGTATACATCCGTGCGCCCGTGCTGGTCGTTGAGGCGTGTGCCCCACCCGGCGTAGCGCATCTCTGTCTCGGCCCAACGCAGCAGCGAATGGGCTTTGTCTGCGTCCTTAACGATGGCGTCATGGATGTCGCGCCATCGCTTGACATTGGATTGCAGCGCCTCGTTCTCAGCGTGCAGGCGGCGCAGTTCGGCAGCGGCTTCTAAATCTGGCCCACCTACGCTCATGTGATAGCACTCAAATAGCGCATCAGCCAGTCGCAGTGCTTCACTCATGCTGCTCTCCTGTTGTGTGCCGTCCGCAACGCGAACTCGGCCTGCGCCTGACGAACCGCCTCATGGGCTGAAGGTTCATCGCTGTCTCGCAAACTCTCCGCCAGAGAAGCGGCGCTGCGCACCACATCATCTGGAGCATCTCGCCAGACATGCCACCGGCCTCGGTTAATTCGCCAGATAGCCCGCAGGGTGTAAAACCAGAACCTCATGTCTGCTCTCCTATGCCGTGCGCTTTCTCCACCGCTCGGACTACCTCTGTCGTGGCCTCACTGTTCAGCGCAAGACCGCCTACAAAGAGTGTTGGCATCTCCAACTCCGTCAGCGGCTTGCGCGGGGTGGCGTACAACTTCATCAGCGCATCCTGCTCTGACCTGTGGCGTTCAATGCACTGTTGGGCAGTCTCTCCGGGCTTTGCGTACTGCTGCCAGTTATCCTCGTAGTTGTGGACGATCACATTGCCACCGTCTTCCTCGATCACATCCGGGTTACACCAACAGGGCGAGCCATCGGTGATGTGTTCACGCTGCGGAGTGGGTGCGGTATAGAGCCTGACATCTGTTGATTTGATTCCACTCTCGCTCAGAAGAGTAGGCAGACCTTCCCGGATGACGACACCTTTGACCGGCTCCTGCTCAGGCTTGCTCGGGGCGGGTGCGGTGGTTTTGTATGGGTTTTGGCGTGCAGGTTCTACCTTTGCACCAAACCCGCAAATCCCGATGTTCGCTTCACTGATGCGCTCGTCTTCTATTCCTTGGTTGTAGCCTTCTTGCCAAGCGCGTGCCACCGGCTCCTGCTCAGGCTGCGGGAACATTCGCTTCATCAATGCCAAGTTCTCTGCTGCGTTTTGTATCTCTTGAGCGGTGGGCTCAAGCCTTGCTGCCATACAGCACTTACCGGGCGGGCAATGCCCAAGTCCCTCTGCGCCGCTGTCGATTGCGTACTGACACCGCCCATCGCTTCGGCACGGATAGTCGGGGTGGGGCCGCTCCTGCTCAGGCTGCGGGGTGGGTGCGGCCCCAAACCTGCGGCGGAACTCTGCTTCGCATTCGTCCTTCACATCATCAGGGTCGCCGTAAGCCTCAAAGCCACCGGGGAATTCGTCAACGCAAGCCTCGGGAAAGTCTTTCCAAGATTTCCAAGTGATGAGGATGCGCCCGAATGGTGTCTCGCCTACCCAGTTGTCGTAGCCGCAACGCTTGTCGCCGTTGAGCGTCCAATTGATCGCCACCGGCTGCTCAGGCTCGGCAAGGGCTGCGTGCAGGCGGCGCAGTTCGGCAGCTTGAAACGGCTCGTTAGTCTTGGCGTCTCGGCAGTTGTCGATTCGGACAGGCTGCACCTTGTCGCAGCATGAACAGTAAATTTTCATGGTCACTCCTTGATGCCGTGGGCGGCTTCGATGTACTTGCCACAGACCACGCAGTAGTAACCTTTATCCATTGTTCTTCTCCTTTTTGATCGGCTCACTCACAATGCGCCCACAAAATTGCAGTCTCTGTGGAAGTGGCCGTTGTAAATCCAGCCTGACCGCGCTCCAAGGTGGCCCGTCTTTTCACAAAGCCACCAGCCAAATCGTATGTACCAAGGTTGGTTCATGTGTTTTTCTCTTTTAATAGTTGCAGTGCGGTTCGCACTTTTGCTTCGTCGCCAAGGCATATCTCGTCAATCTCAACCTCTGTCAGATCAACCCACGCGCGGCGCGGCGGTGCGGTGTCATACAGCGGTTTGTATGTCCAACCTTCAGGCAATTCACCTTCGGGGTTTTCATACCAAACATCATCCTCATCGCCATATGGCGTAAATGTCACCCATGCGTATGGTGCAATGTCTGGCTGTGGGCTTAAATACAAAGCAGTGTTGTTAGGTTCTTGCCGTCTCCCGTACGCAGTCCAAGGCTTACCTGCTTTCAATGCCTCCAAACCCTCTGGATACACCCACGCCACCGGCTCCTGCTCCGGCTCGGCAAGGGCTGCGCGCAGGGCGGTGATGGCACTGTCCATTAGGCGCACCATCTCTTGCCTGCTGCTCATGCTGTTGAACTCGCAGAGTTTGGCTCCGCAGATGTCCTCAAGCGCCTGCTGCGCGGCTTTCCTCAATTCACTCACTTCTTCCTCTCTCGCTTGCTCACCTCGGATACAAGCTTATGGTTGGAGTTGCGCTTGAATGAGCGATTGCCGGAAGCGCTTTCGACCTTGACGCCGTGCTTGTTGGAACCGCCATTACTCAGCGCTTTCTTATGGGCGAGGTCTTTGCCTTCGCGCTTGTCGGCAGTGCCATCGCCGTCACGGTCGGGATGCTTCTTGTCGAATTCGTTGCGCGCACGCTGGCGCTCCATGCGTCGCTCATGTTCGCCACGAGCAAGCTGCTGTTGGTACTCTTTCTTATACGGACGGGGTTTGTTGACGTACGGCATCTTTGCCTCCAAAAGTTTGCATTGCGTCGGGTCCGGTGACCCACAAGGGCTGGCGCCCTTCTTTCTCTATGTCTCGTAGCATGTGTCCAACTTTGAGACTGATCTCCAACAGCATCATCTCTTTTTCTTTCGTGAAGCGGCGCTGCACAGCGTCTTCTACTTGGGCGAGAAGCATGTCGCCAACCACTTCCTTTACCCTGCGCCTGAGTTCATTCTCAAGGATCAGTGCGGTGTCGGTTTCTTCGTTTGTCATCGTTAGCTCCTACAGTGGTCTGAACTTGTCCATCGGGATGTACGCACACTCCTCCGCATCGAAGCGGTCGGCTCTGTCGTACCGCCCGCCGAGGGACGTGGGGTATTTATCTTCTACTACGGTGTAGTACACACCGTCAATGAACTTGACGACGAGCATGAAGGGCACGTTCATCGTCTTGGCTCGGTACAGCCCGTTGCGCCATTTGTAGGCGCTGAGCATGTATGTGTCGTACGTTGTGCTGCGGTTGGTGCGAATCTTGATCTCCACCACAGCGGCCAAGTCGCCGCTAGGGTGACGAAGGTATCCGTCTACGCAGTCTCGGGGAGGGGCCTCTTCCCACAAGCAATCAATCTTGCCAAGGATGTACTGCTGCACTGCCCGTTCGCGTTCGCGGTCGGCTTCGGTTTCGTATACAGGACGCTGGTACATCAGACTCCTCCGTAGTGTTGGCAAGATTTGACCGGGCAGAAGCGGCACAGCGGACCCTTCATCGGGTTCCACACGTCCGTCTCAAACGCGTGCTCCAGTCGCTTGATGGTCGGCATCACGCCGTCCATGTACTCTTTACGAGAGCCGACGTAGTGCTCCTTGCGTACGAACTCGTTGCTCACCACGAACAGCAGGGCCGACTTGATCCTATGCACGTCGGGGAAGTGGGCGAACACGGCGGTCGCCATCAGGTCTAGCTGCTTGGTATCAGCGTAGCGTGCGCTCTTGCTGGTCTTGTAGTCGACCATGTGAGCAACACCCTTGGCTTTGTCTACGATGAGCAGGTCAACAATGCCGTGCCACCACACGTCGGGAGCCTTGAAGCCACATGGCTTGAGGTCTTTAGTAAGGCCAAGCTCAAGCTCGCAGAAGCGTTCGCCCGGAATCTTCTTCAGCGACTCAAGGATCGGCTCCATGTAAGCGTACTTCTTGGGCATCGGCTTGCCATCACGCACATGTTCTTCGGCTGCCTTGTGCACAGCCGAACCGTAGAGCGCCGCTTCGTGCGGTACGTCAACGATGTCCTTGGCTACCTTGATGTGGTAGTACTTCTTGGGGCACTGCTCAAATGTCTTGAGACTGCTGAACGACCAAACAAGATTCATTTTTACCCCACGAGGTACGCGACGATCAGCGCCAAGGCCACAAAGGGGCCAAGCGCCACCGACAAAAACAACGCTAGCAACCAAGCTACGGCGAAGATGTCTATGAGTGTTCTCATATCTTGGCTCGCATCCATTCAAAGACACTTGGAACCTTTACCTCTCTGCGTGCCCGCCACCGCCTGCAAATTTCTATCTGCGGTATGCGCTTGGGCGGCTTGGCATCCGGTTGATTACCCAACGCCCACACAGCACGGGGTCGGGGTTGAATGCCTTGCCACGTCCGAACCCATCCGGAGATGTGCAAGATACCGAGTCGGTTGTTGTCTCTACGCATGCTGTTGATGGCAAGGGACACTTCCTTCTGCGTTATGCCTAACTCTTCGGCGATGTCGTGCGCGGTCATCGGACCAAACTCACTCAGTACTCTGCGTACTAGTTCGTTACGGCTTACTTGTCGTTCTGCTGCATTACTCGCAGCGCTGCGTGTGCTTCGGTCGCCCATTTGATCGTGTTGAGTGCTTGCTCCAATGCTTCGTACCAATTCTTCTCAAGTGCTGCTTCGTGCAGTGACCTCAGTGCTTTCTCCGCCATCATGGTCGGGTAAGCGTAGTCAACGAACGAAGTTAAGTCTTGTGTCGTCTTCATGCTTTCACCTTCTTCAGTAGGTCTGTCCACGGGGTTTCCACATCTACAGAGCGCAGGAACTTTGAGTACTGCGCCTTGATCGCTCGCTGGCGTTGTGGGTCGTCCAGCAGCTTCTTGCATTCGGTCGGGATGTCTTCGTAGTCAACGAACACGATGCCCGACTCATCCCATCCTTGATCGCGCGGCAGCACGGAGCGTTCGCAGACGATCGGTATTCCATACGCTAGCGGTTGCAGGAACCGAATTGCGGGGAACATGTTGGTGCTGTAGTAGTGCACGTGCAGCACGATCTTGGCTGCCTTGATGTACGGTGCGAGCTTCTGACTGAAGCCGCCCACATGCCCCGCTGACATGCCGTCCTCACGCAACTGATCGAGCGTCTTGTTCCTACGCTCATTGGAGGAGCCGAAGAACACGATGTCGTACGTGCCTTCCGTTGCGGGGGCGACCTTGTACTTGATGGACGGAGTCGGCACCACCGGCAGGATGACGATCTCTTTTGGGTCTTTTCCGTACCCCACCAGCGTCTCTTTGTTCAAGAAGCTGTAGTCGGCCACGATGTAGTCGAGCAGCGTATCGACATAGGCGTTCTTCACGAGGTCCGATTCACTGCCCAACTGTTCTGCGTTGTACAGGATGGTGCGCTTTTTCGGCAGCTTGTCCTTATGGGACTCCACCCAATCAGCCGACCACCCGACGATCATGTTGACGCCGTCGGCGGGCAGCGTGTTGATCACGTGCTTTGCCTCCACGCCAATACTAGTAAGGACGTCCTTGAAAGACTTAGCCAGATCGGTAAACACGTACGGCTCTTTTTTGTCCGTACGGATTTCAACCAGATTAACAATCGCCATAGCTTGGTCCATATCCTGCTTCGCAGTTGAGTGGTAGTTCTGAAGCCCACGAGGGCCGCAGTCTCATACACAGTTCAACGTATTCCTTACCCGTCTCAGCTTCGCCTTCAGGGATGAGGCAGGCGATGGCGTCATGCACCGTCATCACGACCCGATACTTCTTGGCAAGCATCAGCATCTGCTCCCCGATGATGATTCGGGCGAGGGCTTGGCATACGTTTTCCACCACTTTACCGCCGTAGATGCGGTTTGGCACCACCGTTTTACCCTTCTTGGTGTCGTACACGTATTCGTACTTACCTGTTTCTGGGTCTTGGCGCTTGCGCAGATTGGGGTACTTTATGTACATGCTGTTGGGTAGAAGGATGCCCTTCTTGCCCTCGACTTTGAGAATGCCGTTCCGACCGAACTCACCGGCCTGATCGTTGGCAATCCAATCTAGCGCCTCATGTGCTTTTCGCCAAAGGTCGGGAATTTTGTCGTTCGTATCACGGTAGGTGTTGATAATCCGCTGCGCCTCCTCCAGCGTAACTTCCACGCCTGCGTTCTTAAGCGCTGCCTTAAATTTCTTAGCGCCCATGCCGTAGCCGGAGCCGAGAATAGTTGTTTTACCCACGAACCTTTCTTCTTTACTAATCTCCGCGACGCTCTTCGCGTAGATAGCCGAAGCCATGATTTTGTATACATCTTCGCCTTTCTCAAATGCGTCAACCAGATCGTCCTGACAGGCCAGCCACGCCAGAGTCCGCGCTTCGATCTGCGATGAGTCGGAGTCGCATATCACGTAACCCACCGGGGCCATGATCGCGTTCTTCAGCGTGCTGCCGCGCGGCAGGTTCTGAAGATTGAGCTTGTCGTCGCCACCCCACCGTCCAGTGTGTGCAGCGTAGTAGCGCAGTGGCACCGGCATCGGGCCGCGCTCGGCGATACCAATAAACCGCTCTGTGCGTGTCTCTTCAATAGTGGACTTGGCTCCAAGCCGCGCAGCCACCGCTGCCTGTACAACAGGGGACCGATGGTCAAGCAACGCCTTGAACTCTTCGTCCGTCTTTGAAAAAGCGTACGTCTCCTTGCCCGTGGTCGGACTGATTTTCATCGGCGGCTCTACACCAACCTTCCGTAGCCACTCGGCAAACTTGGAGTTACTCATCAGCATGTCTTTTTCGAACGAACCAATGAGTGCATTCTTCGTCGTGACTATCTCCTCCAAGTGCAGCTTGAGCATGTTAGCGTGCAGGTACAGCGTCGGCTCCGAGAACATGCGAATGGTGAGGTCGATCAACCGAAGCTCCGACTTCGGAAAGCCTTGCGCTAGCAGTTGGAAGAGCCGATAGGTCAGCGCCACGTCGTTGCAACAGTACGAGCCGTACTGGGCTAATCTGCTAGGGTCAAAGTGAGCGCGACGATAGCCCTTGGCATTGATGACTTCGTCACCCTTGGTACCGATGCCGTAATACGTGGACAGAGTAGCTAGGCTTCCACCAACTTCCGTACCGTGTACCGCACGGGCCATGCTCAGCGTGTCGAGCCAGCCTTTCGGGCAGATGCCGAAGTGCCAATTCAGGATGGCCGCATCGAACATGGCGTTGTGTGCAAGCGCGAGGTTGTTGGGGAAGTCGAACTGATCAAGCCACTCCTTCGTATCTGCGCGGGTACCAGAGAACCACTTAGGCTCTCCATCGTCTACCTGAACTGACACGCCTTTTACCTCAAAGCGGTCGTCACGGATGTATTCCTCCGTGGTCATCTTCGACAGGGAATAGTCCTTGTCGTAATACGTTTCAAAGTCTACGGTTATCATTTGTTTTTAAGTGGTCTAACTAGTTTCCAACCCTTCGGCGTTTCAATAAACCCTGCTAAAGCCAATGCCTCTACGGATCTACAACTGCCGAATTTGTAGTATCGGTGTGACCTGAACGATTCAGGGGTTGCGAACTTGCGTTT